GACTGCGAAAGACGAGTACATTCAGACCGCACCAGTAATGGCAATCACAGGTGCAGAGTTATCGGTCATGGGTATGAAAGGTGTGATCGGGGGTGAACAGGTAGAAATGACTTCACCAGTTTACATGGGGCCAAAAGGTGCGGTTCCGTTTGCATCTGGTGCTGCGTTCTATGGATCATTCCACGGTCAGTCAACGGAAGCGATTAGATCATACAATTCAAATGTTTCAAGACATGCTGAAATAGCGGATATGGCTAATGCTCAGTCATATGGTGAAGCGGTTACTGCAGGTTCTGCTCATGGTAAGACTAACAAACCAGCTGTTGAAGGACAAGAGACCCCAACACCTAAGAAACCAGTACCACTTGCAGATGCGATTGGTGCGATGATGACTATGGGTGACTTCTCTGTACGTACCGTGACTGTAGATGCTGAAGATGTGTTGAAGAACAAGATACTTCTACGTGATGACTTCGAAGGACTATTTGAGAAGATACCTACAACACAAGAGATTCGATCTACTATTCGTGATACCGCTAACCGTTCTTTGATTGGAAACAAGATGGTCGGTGAAGGTAGACTAAATGCACAATTTGACAATACGAGTCCTCCGAAGATTGGTAGAACTGCAGCTGCAAAACAATCTTCACGTTTCGGTAGTGTGCCTATTGGTAATTCTATTAGTAGCAGAGGAAAGAGGTTTACAGGATGATTATTTTACCAGATCCAATTTACAACCCAAACTTTCTAGACGGAGAAAAAATCTCGTCAAGAACTAAACTTGCCCCAGGCGTAACCATTGCGAAATACCTTGGTGCGTATGGGGACAAGACACCGTTCTCTCATATCGGTACGGCAGAAGAAAGAAAACAGATTGCACGTAACCTTTATCTACATGCAGAGATGTACAGAACGATCAACGGTAATACCGAGTTGTTCAATGATGTACGGTTGATCGTGAGTGAAGGAATATACAAAGGTGGCCCTCTAGAAACAGTTGGGGGAGACAACATCAAGAAACAAAACGGTCGTGTTGTAGTATATCAAGTTATCGATAGAGAAGGTAAGATAGATCACGAATCGTCTTTTGATGTGGCGGAGTATTGGAAAGATTATTGTTTCTATGACAAGATAACTCTGGATTATGATATCTACAATCCAGATGGATCATTGACATCTCAGATTGTAGTAGAAATGCCTGATGTTCCAGAATCGTTTGACATAAACTTCAAACTTGGTATCGCAACAAACTACAACGGAAAACTTCTGACTAGTGGTGAATTAGCTGAAGTAAAGTTAGACTAACATGTATAAATAGATACAAGGTTATTTAAGAGACTATCATGGCAATACAAAGAGCATTATCAATAGAAGACAGAGATCTAGTTAATCTTTCGACTGTTAAAGCAACGCAGAACAAAGAGTACACAGATCTAGACATTTCTCTTGCATTGACATCATCAACTAAAGATGTGTTTAGAAAACATAATGCGGAGGCTGTTAAGTTTGCGGTTAGGAACCTTTTGTTGACTAATCAAGGCGAAAAACCATTCAATCCATATTTTGGTGGAAATCTTAGTAGTTTTCTTTTTGAATTGACGGACGACTATACAGAAAAATCGTTGGTTAGAGAGATAAAAAATGTTATTGAAGTTTACGAACCACGTGTTGATATAAACTCATTAATAGTAAATGTTAACATGAGACCAGACGAAAACTCAGCAGAAGTAACTGTTATTTTCAAAATAATAAACACTGGGGAACTAGTAGAATTTACTACCGTATTAAGTAGGTTAAGATAAATGGCGACAACGATTAAATCAACAGCGTTAGACTTTCAGGCAATCAAGAACAACCTGAAGGAATATCTTCAACAAGAAAAAGAATTTAAAGACTTTAACTTTGAAGCTTCGGGTCTTTCAAATATTCTTGATGTGTTGGCGTACAACACACACATGAATGCATTAACCGCTAACTTCGCATTGAACGAAGCGTTTCTTGGAACCGCACAGTTGCGTAGTTCTTTAGTATCTCTTTCTGAAGGTATCGGTTATATACCAGACAGTAAGAATGGATCATCTGCACAGATAAAAATGTCATTGAATCTTTCTGGGGTAGCCAACCCTAGTCCCAGAATATCTCTTGCATCTGGATACAAATTCACTTCATCTGTTGATGATGTTGACTATACTTTTCAGACAACAGAAACAATAACTGCAACGAATGATGGATTCGGGTTCTATGAGTTTAAACGAAACAACGGATCTAACATCCTTCCTATTAAAGAGGGTGTTTCAAAAACTAAGACATTTATTTCAGGTGATAACACTGAGAATATTACTTACATCATTCCAGATGAAAATCTAGATCTATCCACTGCGGTTGTTAAGGTTTTCCCCAGTACGACAGCAACAGACTTTATCGCTTACAATGATATTCTCGACACTAACGTCATGAATGAAAATACCACTCTTTACATTATGAAAGAAATGCCTAATGGACATTTTGAATTAACATTTGGTAACGGTACAACTCTAGGTAAAACTCCAGATGCAGGCAATAAGATTGTTGTTGAGTATCTATCTGTTTCTGGTGCGGATGCGAACTTTGCTGAAATTTTCGAACCAGTTAGTGCTATCGCAAATGTTGCGCCTAACACAAGTCAAGTTCCAACAGTAACTACCGAAACTAGAAGTGCTGGTGGTGCCGACAAAGAGTCCATAGAATCCATCCGTAAGAACGCACCTTTTCAATATGCATCACAGAATAGAATGGTGACTCACGCAGACTATTCTTCGTTAGTACTGAGAAACTTCTCATCTTTGATTAAAGATATTAAAGCTTGGGGTGGGGAAGACAATATCGTTAAAGAATACGGTGTAGTCTACATGTCGGTGTTATTTAATTCAGATATACCACAAGCAACTGTTGATGCGACCAAAATTTCTATTCTTGATTTATCAGAACAACTCGCAATTGCTTCTTTTGATTTGAAGTTCTCCGACCCAGTAGAAACATTTATTGAATTGGACACGAGATTCCAGTTCAACGAAAGGTTGACTTCGTTAACACTGAATACAATTAAAACACAGATTAATGATGTCATACGACAATACTTTGTAGAAAACACAGGAAAGTTCGACCTTTCATTTAGAAGATCTAATCTTTTGACACTAGTGGATGACGTGTCTCCAGCTGTTTTATCATCACGTACAGATGTTAAAATTCAACAGAGACTTACACCGATACTAGGTGGTAAGTATGATTATAAATTAAAATTCCCTGTAGGCATTGCTAAAACTGATGACGATACATTTATCGTTAATTCATCAAACTTTACACTAAACGGTTTAGAGTGTACCATAAGAAATAAATTAAGTTCTAACACCTTGCAAGTAGTAAACCTACAGGACGCTTCTGTCCTAGTTGATGATGTTGGTTACTATACTCAGGGAGGCGATATACATTTTGTTGGTCTTCAGATTGATAGTCTAACTGGGGGTCAAACCCAAGTTAAGATATCTGCTATCCCAGCAAACCAATCGGCGGTTGTTCCAACAAGGAATGATGTTCTAGAGTATGACGAAGCTTCATCTCAATTAATTGGTGTAATCACTACAGCGACTAACTAATGCAATTAAATCGAAACGGACATCACGACAAAACGTTACACGACTTAGGTCGGAGGGAATTAAACCTTCGTCACTATAAAGTCGAGGAAGTGTTGCCTGACCATATTGTTGAGAATTATCCGAAGTTAGTAACACTGTTGAAAACATACTTCCAGTTTGAAGATCAAGGTTCATCACCGACTGATCTTTTGAATGAATTGTTTACGTTGAGAGATGTTACTCAAACTGACATTGACTTGTTGTCGTTCTTAGAAGACGAATTACTTTTGGGTCAATCTTACTTCGAAGGATTCCAAGACAAGAGAGAGGCAGCAAAGTACTCGAATACATTGTATCGATCAAAGGGTACTAAGTATTCGATACAACAGTTCTTCCGTACATTCTTTGGCATAGATCCAGACGTAGTTTATACAAAGACTCAAATGTTTAAGTTGAATGAGTCTGAGATAGGCCCATCGTCACAAAGATTTTTGACTGACGACAAGTTATATCAGACGTATGCGATTCAAATCAAAAGTGAATTGTCACTATCTGAGTGGAGAGAAGTTTACAAGTTATTCGTGCATCCTGCTGGAATGTATCTAGGGTCTCAGGTTCAACTACAAGGTTTTGTTGATATAGACTTTGAAGTACAACCACCTCCAGGCTTGTTGGATATTCCGCCACAAGAAGTTGAATGTATTGCAAATGTTGCACATCCTCAAGGTCATTCTGCTCATACTGCAATATTCGATGTCGCATTAGAAAGTCTAGGGGGAGATACGGTGGAATTCAGAACAAACATGGGTAACGCAAACACTTATGGTTCTTCTAGTGGTAATGATATAGGTGACGTTGGTGATAGAACTATAGGTGAACTACATGGATTACAAAGTAGTATGTTGGAGTACTTATCCGCAGACTCACCAACATTCGATGAACACGATGATGACAGCGGTTCAGCAATGGGACTATCAAGTACAGAGACTATCGATCAGGATCAGTTCAGCTGGAGAAATGTTATCAGAACAGATACGGATAACACATACATGCAATTACATTCTAAAGGGCCGTCAACAGGCGACTCAGATGGTGAATTGACATTAGAAGAAATTATAGAATCACTTGATTGATTCGTATAAATAGAATCATAGAACTTTTAGGTAAAGGTTAATGACAAAACAAGTATTAAACAGAGGCACAATCGCAAACGATGGTACAGGTGATACCTTACGTACTGCTGGCCAGAAGATAAACGAAAACTTCAATGAACTGTATGAATATCTGGGTGGAAACACTAATGGTACACTTTCTACACAGATAGGAATAGAAAATGATGCGGTTGTTTTTGAAGGAAGTTCAGCTAATGATTTTGAAGTTAGGTTGAAGGCTGCAGATGCAACTGCGGATCGTATCCTTACACTTCCTGATGCGAGTGGTGATTTCGTTCTTACAACTGCGACTCAGACATTGACCAACAAGACTATAACTAGTCCAACAATCTCTGGTCTGACAATCACTGACGGTGGCGCTAATCACGAATATTCTTTGGTTCCAGCTGACATAGCTGCGAATAGAAACATTAACTTACCATTACTGACAAATAATGATGAGTTTACTTTCAATAATCATACTCAAACATTAACTAATAAGACATTAGTTGACCCAGTAATAACTAGTTCGATTTCTGTTTATGGTGGATTGTTAGATTCTGCTGGACGAAATATCTTATTCTTGAATCCAGTAGATAATGCGGTTAACTACGTAGTGGTGAGTAGTCAGGCAGTGGGATTAAATCCTAACATTAAACCCGAAGGTAACGATACTAACATAAACTTAGAGTTATACGGTAAAGGTACTGGTGGTGTCGCAATTGAAGATAAACTTATATTGGGAACACAACAGTTGACGACTAACGGTGGTGCTATTGATACAAGTGTACCAGTAACATTCCTCAACATCGGATCTGGAACACCAACTTGTACATTAGCAAATAGTGTAGAAGATGGTGAGGTAAAACATATTATCAACAGAAATGGTGCTACTTGGACTTTAACCATCTCTGGCAATGATGCAGCTGCAGATGCGGTCTCATTGCCACCACGTGCAAGTATATCTTTGATATATTCGAGTAATGCATCAGAGTGGTACATAATTTCAAACAACGGCGCAACGATTTCATAGGAAAAGTAAATGAGTGCTATAGTAACAGACAAAATTAAAAAACAATTTCTTTTGGATTTATTCAGAGATTTCGACTCATCACCAGTTAGTTATTATGCTGGCATAGGTAGATCGGAACAATGGGACGCTCAAGATACTGTTGCGGTTCCAAATGTTAGAGAAAGAGATGAACGTGATGCTAGATACAATATGCAATCTATGAAACAAATCACTGATAGATCGTTTGTTATTCCTCGTAGTAACTGGTCAAGTGGTGCCATATATTCAGCATATGACGACAATCATATAGGATATCCCGCTCAACACTTTTATGTAATGAATAGTAACCAAGAAGTTTATATTTGTGTACAACAGGGTAGAGATGCTACTGGTCAACCAGTGGTCTCAACTCAACAACCAACAGGTAATACAACTGGTGTACCTTTCCAAACTTCGGATGGGTATCGATGGAAGTTTGTTTATTCTATTGGTGCATTGCGTGCTTCTAAATTCCTTTCTTCGTCTTACATGCCTGTACAGTTTGTTGATTCCGATGAAGCTGAATCTGTTGATGCGACTGCGGAACAAGTAGAACAACGTGCGGTAGAAAAAGCGGCAAGACCAGGCGAAGTTATCGGAGTTGAAGTGATTAACTCTGGTTCTGGTTACACATCTACACCATCAATACAAGTAAATGGTGATGGTTCGGGTTGTGAACTTATCCCAGTAATTAGTGGTAATTCACTTGTAAATGTAATAGTTAAATTGGATTCTGATGGAAATCTGAATGGAACAAACCCACCTAGTTATTCAGCTCTTGCTGCGGATAAACGTTCTTATCGTGGACATGGTTACAAACGTGCGACCGTATCGATAACTGGTGGTGGTGGTCAAGATGCCACTGGTCGTGTAATTTTAGGCCCAGAAAATGGTCTGGGTGCAGATCCAAGAGACGATTTAAAGTCTGGTGCTGTTATGTTTAATGCTAAAGTAGACGGTGCTGAAGCAGGAGATTTCTTGTTAGGTGATAACACATTCCGTCAAGTTCTACTCATCCGTAACCCTCTAATTAGAGATTCAGCTACTAGATTAGACACACACTTTTTCACTGATGCGACAGGAAATACATTGGATCGAATGACTATCAATGGCATAAACGGTACATGGGTTGAAGACCGTATTGTTTCAGCGACAAGTGGTAACACGCCATTTTCTCAGGCTTATATTGATGCGGTAGATTCGGTAAACGCAACAGGAACAGAAGCTAGATTATTGGTACACCAAAACGAAACAACAGGGTTTACTCTGTTTGAAGGTCAAGGTAGTTTAGCTGTTGAAGACACAAGTAATAATGAGGGAACAATTGTAAGTTATCTCAGAGGAGAAGTAGATCCGCTTTCTGGAGAACTCCTATATATTGATAACAGAGCGGCAGTTGACCGTTCAGCTGAACAAACAGAAGATTTAAAAATCGTAATACAACTCTAAGGTAATATAGAAAAATGGCAACGACTTATACAGAAAATACTTTTGCGACCACCTATAAAGATGATTACGATGTCACTAAGAATTATCATAAGATTCTATTCAATAGTGGACGTGCATTACAAGCAAGAGAGTTAACTCAATTACAAACTGTAATTCAAAATCAGTTTTCTCAACTTGCAGGAAACTTATTTAATGAAGGTGCATCGATAACGCCTGGGTCGTTTAGGGTAGACAATAAACTAGAGTTTATTAAAATTGATTCACCATCTTTCCCTTCTGATCCAAGTATACTAGAGGGATTGACTTTTGCTAACGCTTCTGGGTCAATTCAGTTTTTAGTTGTTAACGCCATTGCAGCTGAAAATGGTGATCCAGATACATTATTTGTAGAGTATACTCAAGATACCAGTCAGACTACGGTTGGTACTAGAATTTCAGCTGGTGATGAGATATCTACTACTGGGTCAGGCAGTTCATTTACATTTAATGTTCAAAGTATCAATACTTCTCTCAATCCAGCAGTAGGTTTGGGTTCTGCTGTATCTGTTGATGAGGGTCACTTCTTCATACAAGGTCATGTTGTTTACTGTCCTCCACAAAAACTAATTTTCCGTAAATACGAAACGGATCAATCGAGTCGTTTTGGTTTTAAGATTACCCAAGATATTGTAAACGTTAATGATGATGTTACTCTATATGATAATCAAGGGGCGACACCAAATTTAACCTCGCCTGGCGCTGATCGTTACAGAATCACCCTTACACTTGCTGATGCTAGAGTTGTAAAGAATAGTGAAAACTTTATTCCGATCATTGAAGTTGTTGGTGGACAGATCGTTTCTAAAACAACAACGAGTTCGGGATTCAAGTCTATCAAAGAAGAGATGGCAATCCGTACTCACGAAGAATCTGGTGATTATGTTAAACGTTATTTCCGTGCTTCGTTCGAACCTAACAATGCCACTACTTATAAACTAAAAGTAACGCCAGGCACTGCATATGTTAGAGGTTATCGTATCAACAAAGATGCGCCTACTACTATCATTTCAGACAAACCAACTGACACTATCATTAGAAATAATGATGCAATTACTGTTGACTACGGCAACTACTTCCTGTATACTGACGGTAAAGGCGATATGCCAGACTTTGATGCTTGTCAGGAATTGCAGTTGAGGGATGCGGTTAACGGTGGCGGTAATATAATTGGTACGACCAATGTCCGTGCATTGAATAGAAATAGTAGTGTTACTGGAACAAAGAAGTTACATGTTTTCAAAACAGTGATTACGGATGGGTCGAAAAGTATCCGAGATATTAGATCTATCGTAACTGATACTGGTGCTCCGACTACTAACTATTTAAATATATACCAAGAACAAAATCAGACTGCTCTGTATCAAACAGGTAATAAGAATCTTATATTTGATAGTCCATTACCTAGACCAAAGACCTTTACCGATCATTTGATGACGGTTGCGAAAAAGAAAAATGTCACGGCTAGTGGAACTACTGCAACACTTAATGTTACTAGTGGTAATGTCTTAGCCAATTCTGGAGAATGGATCGTATCTTCACAAGACTCTGATATCGTTGGTGATTTTGGTGTTACGTTCGGAACTTCTTCTTCAACACTTACAGGTCTTGCGAACGGTGTTACTTATGAGGTTATGTATTATGAACAGATACCTAACCCTCAGAGAAAACAAAAAACACTTACAAATGTGACAGGAACATATAATATAGAATCTGACGGTCAGGGTTTCCGATTCTTAGACTTGGCGCAAACAGATCTGTACAGAATTAATGCTTGTAAAGCAGATACTTCTAGCGGTAGAAATGTTTTATCTTCCTTTAAAGTTGATAATGGTCAAAGAGACACGCACTATGATTTATCAAAATTAATATACAGTCATGGTTTAGATTCTACAGGTCAACCTGTTTATCTTGACTTCGATTATTTCGAACAAGGTGCTGGTGATTTCTTCGATGTTAGTTCATATTCTGGTCAAGTTGATTACGTAAACTTGCCTGTTCATCGAACTGAAAATGGTAGAACTGTAAGTCTACGTGATGTTGTCGATCTACGACCATCTGTGAATAGTAGTGGTAACTTCACATCAGGTTTGACCCTATCTCTACCACAACCGAACACATTAATAAATGCTGACGGTGAGTACTTCATGCCTCGTCTTGACAAACTAGTATTGTCAAAAGGTGGTGAGTTACGATTGATCATGGGTGTACCATCATTACAACCCAAGTATCCTTCTACTCCAGTTGATTGTATAGATCTATACAAAATTCAAATGAATGCAAACACATTGCATGTTAAAGACATTGAAACCACTATCATCCCTAGACGTGGTTACACGATGCAAGATATCAACAAGATTGAGAAAAGACTTGATAAGTTAGAACAAGCGACCACACTTTCTTTATTAGAAGTGAATGCGGCTAACGAAAGACTCTTTGATTCTAATGGTGAGGAAAGAATTCATACAGGTTTCTTCGTAGACAACTTCAGAAACCAAAAATTCACCGATACCAACAGTCTTGAACATAGAGCATCAATGGATGTATCTAAGGGATTAATCCGACCTGGCTATAAGTGTAGGTCATCATTCCTGAAATACGATAGTGATAACTCATCAAACACTGTCAAAAAAGGTGATAATGTTTATCTAGCACACACTGAGAAAGTATATCTTTCCCAGACTGTTGCTTCTCAAACTATCAACGTTAACCCATTCCATGTTGAGAAGACTTCTGGTGATTTAGTACTCTCTCCATCCAAAGACACTTGGATGCAAATAGACCACCAAGCACCTCTTTTGGTTGACGGTGGTTCAGAGTTTAGTACTGATCAAAGTCTACTCTATAACATTGGAGAATATGGTTGGAGTGGGATGGATATTGGTGATTTGCAAGTCGGTATGACTTCTGATCCTTTGGTCAAAACATCTCAACCAGTGACAACACTAATAGGTGAAGACACTTCATTTATCGGTCAAACAGTTTCTACTGAACCAGGCGATTGGGTTGTTACAGGTTCGACCTCTACAACAGAAACTCTTAATACTGGTACTGAGATTCTTAAAGAAGAAACCAATAAAGTAGTTGGTGCTACCAAATCAGTCACTAAAACAGATAAAACTGGTTACGTACCAAAACAAAAAGATTACACATCATCTGCCAATTGGGGTTATTTGACAGGGGCGAAAGCTTGGCCGCCATCTGTACTCAGAGAAGGTGACGAGTGGTTATTTAAAAATCCCAATAGTTGGCAAGTATATGCTGGTACTTGTAGTAGAAGTCGTCACCACGAACATGCTGATGTTTGGGTAGCACAATCTGATACTCCGACAATACGTGCAACAAATCCGTATACTGGTGGACAAACTGTTTGGGCGTTTGCTGGTAAAGGTTATTACAATAAGAGCTTCCCAACTGGCGGACTAATGATGATCAGGGGGGTTAAAGATGGTAAGTTCCACTTGCGTGTGTCTAATGCTAAGAAAAAACACACCAACAATTCCTATGCGATTTATGTAGGAAACCAGTTAAGTTCTTCTACTGTACGTACAACTGATTACTATTCAGATGTTTCTACTCAACAAACCACGTACTCACGAGATACTGGTATTCAGTTTACGACTACCAATACCTCTTTAGAGAAAACTGATACTGTAAGTACAACGAACTATAATCTAACGACAGAAGAATATAATACTTCGACATCAACAACCTCAGCGGTTGCTAGAATCGTTTCAGAATCAGTTCTTGAAGAGATTGTAGATAATCGAGTATTACAAGTTATTCATATCCCTTGGATGCGATCAAGAAAAGTATCATTTAAGGCGACTGGACTAAGACCAACTACTCGTTATTTCCCATTCTTCAATGATACGGATGTCGCTAACTTCTGTAAACCCAAGACTTTCTATAAGTCTTCTGAACGTGAAGATCCCGATTATTTTGATGTTGAGGCTGGAGCAAACATGGTTCCAGAAGTGGAACTACCACCAAGTACGGAACACTCCGAAGGTACTGGTCTGTTAATATCTGATGCTAATGGTATCCTTGAGGGTGAGTTCGAGATTCCAAACTTGGTTAGTCCGCCTATGCGATTCCCAACTGGGACAGCGTTATTCGAATTGTACGATGTGAGTGTACCAGATAAGAACAAGGCTTTGTCTTATGCATCTCAACAGTTTACTGCTGCTGGTGCTATTCAAAGTCTACAAGGTGAGTATGCGATCACTACAACTCGTGTATTAGAAATTGCTGGTACACAGAATACTACGATTGATAATGATAGATATACTACCCATACTGTAAGTTCTGATGATCCTATAATAACGAATATCACAGAAACAGATGAAAAGGTTGAGACTACCAGAACTCAAGTATATGGCCCGCATGAAACAAACACAATTACGACTAGTACTGAGTCTGTTCACGTTGGACAGAATGTGACATATGATTATGCTCAGGGCGAGGATGGTCTTGCTACTTATGTTTACGACAAAGAACAAACTTATATACCTAAGTATGGTACTGGTGATGGTGATGTCTCTATTCAACCAAAAGGTGCGATCTATAAAGATGAAGATCCGACTGCACAATCATTTGAGGTACTAGATCCGAATGGTATTACTCTGACTCGTGTAAGATTGTTCTTTGCTGAGAAACCTTCATCAGAAGATATCCAACACGGTGTAAGTATTGCAATTACGGAAGCTCCTGCTGGTCTACCAGATCGTACCCGAAGAGTTCCAGGCTCACATGTGAACTTGGTTCCCTCTCAGGTTAGAACGTTGGCTGAAAGTGGTGCTACCATAGGTGGAATGTTGTCAACTGGTACGGATTTCGTATTTGACGAACCAATCTTCTTGCAAGGTAATGGTGCGAACTACGCAATCATTATTCGTTCTAAGTCTATGAAGTACAAACTATACATCTCAGAAGTGAAAAAGTTCTTGTTAGGTTCTACCGATTCACTTATCCAACAACAACCGACTTTAGGTTCATTGTTCGTATCTCAGAATACAGACGTTTGGGAACCACGTGGTGAACAAGATCTGGCGTTTGTCTTTTATCGTGCTGAGTTTGAAACCAGTGGTACGGTACAGTTGACCAACAGAAAAGTACGACCTTTGTCTCTTGTTACTAATCCAATAATGACTGATCCTGTAGATAATGATAGTGATGGATCAGGAAATGAGATTGTTACTATTTTTGCTCAAGGACATGGTCTACGTAAAGGTGATAAGACTAGAGTATTTGGATTAAACAGTTCTACATCTTACAACGGTATCCTCGGTTCCGAGATTATGTCTGAGGGTGCGAACAAGGCTGCAGTAACAAGTAACTTGTTAGAGGTTAAGGGTGTAGATGCTACTAGTATCCGAGTTCAGTCAAGAGGTAAATCAACGGTTGTTGGAAGAACTGGTGGCGGTAAGGTCACACTGTTACAACATATGGCGTTTGAACAGATCAGACCAGATCTAGATATCACTCAACCAGAAACAACTAACTATACATTCTCTGCGAAAATGACTAGCAACTCACCATTGAGTGATAGTGATGGCGTTCGATTTATTCGAGATGACAATTTCACTTTGATGAAGAACAAAACCAGAGTAGATTTGGATAAAGATTACGCTCTCTTTAACACTCTTGAAGAAGAGACTGAGAACGCTTTTGTTAACCCACTTGATGCTAACGATAAGTTCAAATCATTTACCAGTAAGTTAGTTATGACAACTGCGGATAGACGAGTTAGTCCTATACTAGATATGGAATCGGCTGATATTAAACTAACGCACAATGTTATTGATAATAATGACGAGTATGTAGATGAAGACTTCATCTTTGCCGATGAGTTGGATAACAGATACAATGAAGTAGACGAAGAAGATGTTTTAGGTGGTACAGTTGCCGCTAAACATGTTTGTATTCCTATTGAATTAGCACAAACGTCTCAGGGTATCTCGGTTAAGATGGAGGTGAACAGACCACCAGACACAGGTGTTGGACTGTACTACAGAACATGTAAGAAAGACCAGAACATCCAAAACGTAGATTGGAATTACATCTCTGCGGAAGGTGATATGCCTGCGGATACTAACAGAAATAATTTCCGTGAGTATCAATATGTGATTGGAAACAATCCAGTTACAGACACTCAACCGTTTGATAAGTTCCAGTTGAAGATAGTGTTCTCTAGTTTGACTGCTGCTAAAGTTCCTGTAGTTAAATCCTTGAGGGTGATAGCACTTGCAGACTAAACCAAAACAATATATCTCAGTAGAGGGTCACCCAGATTTGGCACGTGACCCTGATACTGGGGCCATAGTTAATATAAATACTAAAAAGGTTCAGCAAGCAAAAGAACAAAAACGCCTAAGACGACAAAAGATAAAAGATCAACAAGATCTGAAAGTAAAGGTTGAGAGTCTAGAGAACGACATCTCAGACATGAAAAACATGCTTTCACAACTTATAGAGAAACTATAATGCCAGATTTAAGAAAACCGATAGTAAGATTACATGAATCCTTCAAGATATTTGTTGACAAGTTCAATATCCTATCAAACAATGTGGGTGATCCATTATTTCTAAACACCCATAATGATAGCGATGTAGTAACTACTATCAATGAAATCAATGCGACTTTCCAGGCATATGATGGAAAGATCGTATATCCTAATGACAGTGTACCAACTGGTGCTGCTTTTACAGGTTATGACGGTGGAGGCAATTTAACAGACTATCCAAGTTATACTGGCGCACAGTTACCTAGTACACATTTAGTTATCACTACCAATCAACATGGTGGTCAGGATATTGATATCGATGCTGGTCGAGACTTTCTTGTTGATGCGGTTCGTAACATCAATCTTACTGGTGTTAATTTTGACGGTGACTATTCTGGAACCTACATCAATAAGGTTGACGGAACATCTCTAGATTCTGTTGGTGGGACAATTACCGT